CGTTATAGATCAACGCGCCGCGAGCCGTGATTGTGGCCGAGGTGAATGTCAGATCGTTGAAGTCAGCAAAGGCTGTCGTACCACTGGTTGTTGGCGTGACATTGGTCAAAGCGCCGCCGCCAGCCGAATACGACCCAGAAGCACCTACCTCGTTGCTTGAGGTATATGCGGTCGTAGCTGCCGTGAACGAGGCACTATTGGTGTAGAGCGCCAGCTTAAAGGTATTGCCAGTGCCGTTGGTGAAGTTGTGTACGCCCTGCAGGGCTTCCTGTTTAAAGGACGTGCACATAAAGTTGCCAGTGAAGGCCATGTCAGAGTCTCCTTATGAGTTCGGCCAGTTCCGGATGGCCCGCATCTGTTAGCGCATTATACACAGTTGTACGGTCACTGCGAATAGCCTGCCGCATGTAGCTCGCCACAAGCGTTTCAATGTTGCCTTGAAACGCGCGAGCCTGATCTCGAATCCCCGGATGCGCGCTATCAGAGACAGACACAATTCGATTCACGCACTGCTCCGCCAATTCCTCTGGCGTGAAGCCACGGTTGTGGGTTGTCTTCACCAAGACAACAGGCTCATCGCGTGGAATGCTTAGCTTGACCTCAAACATTACATGTTGATCCTTGGCTCGCCATCTCGATAGCTGTCGCGTTTCAACCGTCCATCGCCAAGGTTCACAAGGCGGCGAAGTGCGTTGTCGTATGATTGCTGATATGCGGCCATGACATCCTGCTCACCCTTCATGAAGATGTAAGCATTGATCAAACTTCCATACAGCAAGACCTCTTCTGCATTGGTGCCAAGCCAAGATGTGCCGGAATCTACAATCGACGGCGGGTCGAAGTAGTAGTGCAGCTCAACGCTATAGCTGGCATTCGGGGTCGGCCCAAGCATGAAGTGGCCCGGAGAGTTTGTGGACTGCACATCGCCATCAAACTCTGCGTAGTACTTTGGCAGCCCAGTTGTTGAATTGGATGGGTAAGCTTCTCGAATGAAGTTCACATCCTTGTCCAATAGGAACGTGTAGTTCCCATCTCCATCAATCACAGCAAGAGAGAACGGAGATAGAAAGTCAGAGGGTCGCGCCAAGAAACGGTTAGATGCCGTCATGTTTGCAGTGACGTTCTTGCGAAGCTCTGGGATCATTACCGTGCGGTAGATTCGTTCCTCAGCCTGACGTACAAACGTGGGGATATTGGACACGAAGGTTGTCTCCGTGTTTTCCGTGTAGTCCTCAATCGCTTGTACTAGCTCAGAATAGTTCATTTGAACTTACCCCATACGGTATTTGCCACCCTTAGTGGCAGACCCCATGCCACGGCACATGCCGCCGCCATCACGCATTTTTCCAACTCCATCGGCAGCAAAAGCTGGCACACTCTTGCCACCCTTCTTGATCATCTCAAGCTTTCCGCCAGCCTTTTGGTACTTCACGCCCTGCTTGATCGAGTGATCTGCCATATCATCGATCTCTTTGTCAGTTCTGGTGCGCGGACGCTTTGGCTTATTGAATGGATTTGCCTTCGGACGAGGTGACTTTTGCATGTCGATCTCCTTACGTTGTGACCACAGTCACGGTTCCAACAGACCCTACCATATACTGTGCTGGATTCCCAACCGGATTCCAACCCCATAGCTGCCTGCTGGCATCCTGAGATGTGTCGGGCCTTGGGTTCATCAAAGATTGCGGATCATTGATTTTCACGCGGCCAAGAAAGTTTTGCGGCTGATCAGGATCAGCAACATCCCGACCTACACGGAAGCCCGTCTTGACCCCATTGTTGTATTCCCAGACAAGATCACTAAGCGGGTAGCGAAACCCGGTCTTGTCGCAGAAACCAAATGCATACTTTCCCTTGGCGTATGACATTAGCCACCCATCATGTAAGAGCTGAACGGAACAAACCTTACGGATGCACGCTCTTCATCCTCGCCGGATGCCAGATTAAACTGGAACTCGTATTCCTGCTTCAGGGAAGCAACGCGGTTCGCGGCTTCTGGCTTCTTCATGGCGATGTAATAGGCAAGACCAGACACAAGAGCAGGAACGAACCGAGGCGGCACAGAGCTGGCAGATGATCCAATACCCGACGACAGGCCATCAATTCCCTTCAGGCGATAGTATGCCAGAGTGTAAGGCGTCGTAGCATCTGGGACTGGCCACAGTGTGATCTTCGTTTCGGTTGGCAACCTCTGCACATAAATCTGAGTTGGACGCCCCTGCGTGTTCTTGTTGGTCTGTTGGGCATACGTTGAGACGCTGATGCGCTCAAGCGCCGTGTCGGTTTGATTTGTACCAGTTCCTGTACGAACCTGATGTTCTAGGAGGTCAATGGTATCAGAGGGCATTGTGTAGGTTGCGGTGCCTGCAGTGATGGCAAGTGTGCCGGAATCAATCGTGAACAGATTGAGCCCACGGTTCTGCCACTCCAGCGTCATCAGGTTAAGACTACGCCGCGCCGTTTTAAGATCGTAGCCCGAGCGCATCTCAAGGCCCGCCCGCTCGTAGGCTTCCTCAAAGAGTTCCGGCAGGTCTGGTGTGACTACAGCCATCATTTGGCCTTTCTGTGAGCGGCGGTTTTCTTGGCAATATTCTTAGGCTGCGCCACAAACTGCTTACCCTTGCGCGTGCCTTCACGCTTAGCTTTGGTGCTTGCGGCATACTCAGCAGGCGAGAGAGCCTTTATTGCCGATTCAGGCAAATAACGCTCTCCCGTTGCTTTGGGCCCCTGAGTGGACGGCTTGCCAGATTTGGTTCGCCACTTCTGCTCCGTCCAGTTCTTTAGACTTTTCTGGGAAGCTTTCAATCTCTGTACCCCCCGCCCTTGGCTTTGTACTGCTGCGCCAGCATCTGTGCTTTCCTAGCACTCCACTGACCCGGCTTACCACCCTTGCCACCCGACTTGATGCTTTCGAACAGAGCCTTCCTCATGGAAGGCTTTGTGTAGTTCCCAGCTTCGTTGACGCGTGACTTAGTCTTTTTCATTACTTTGCCTTCAGGCAACGACCTGCTGCCTTGCACTTTGCAGGCGACGGGCAAGAGGCGCAGGTCTTAAAGGCCTTGCCACCCTTGGCCATCATCTTCGGCTTCTTGCTGGAGGGCGCAGTTGCGATCTGCTTACCCATGTTTGCACGACTCATCATTTCTTCTTCCCCTTCTTGGCTACGCCCTTAATAGAGCCCTTGTTCTCAGCGGCATAGAAAACCTGCTCGCCTTTCTTTTTTCCATACTGCTTGGCCATAGCGGCCTTGATCTTCTTGCCTTTAGCGGTAAGCGGCATGCATCACCTCAGCAGTTCCAAGCCCGAAGGCTCTTGTTGATGCGACTGTTAGGGTCGCGCTTGGTCTTCTCGCTCGTCAGCTTCTTCTTCATGCCGCTCATGCGGGCGCAGAAGGAGGCCCTACGACCCTTGTCTTCCTTGGTCTTGGGGCTCGGTGCCGGAGGCTTGAGGTTCATGCCCTGAGCCTTGGCTGACGCCCGCCCTTTTGCATTCAGGCCACCCTTCGGGTCTTTGCCTTCCTTGCGTGTCCATGCGGGTGATTTAGCCATTGGACACCAACACAAGAATGAAGAAGCTAGACGCCTCGTTGTTGTTTGAACTGCCCTGCGCCGTAGCTTCGAGGGTTGTTTTTTCAGGTATTGCGAGAGGATACTCAAAGACGTAGTCGGCAGTCCCGTTGTTGACCGTCGTAATGGCTGCAGCGCGTCTGATCCCATCAGTTCCAATAGTAAGAAGGCGACCAGCAACCTGCGCAGACCCTCCGGGTTGTCCAGCAGAAAAAAGCCCCTGAGACAGATATCCAGTAAATCCAGCAGGGATTGTGTAGCTCCCTGTGATTCTCTGGTTATAGTCGAACTTAATGAGGTCATAGACCGTGGCAGGGACGCCAGCGGTAACGGTTCCAGTACCGAAGTAAATATCTCCCGCCGCCGACAAGCCAGAGCCTGCAGTCGCGACATACGCATTGTTGATGTGCAGGAAGGACTGGGTCGTCAGAACCTCAGTTTGTCCATTTAACGTAATGGTCTCACTAATTTCTTCGTAGCTCGCATCAAGACCTTCTAAAAAAACCGTGCGAGCCCCGGTTCCATTTGAAGTATCATCGGTACTGCTCGAAGAAACCTTCATTTGCAAAGCCGCTGCTGGCAAAGGAAGGATGCCCGTGTAGGGCCACACTGTCACCCTAGTCGTGTCAACGTCCGGATTGTAGCCAAAGACAGCAACAGACCGATGACCAGTAATCTGGCCACGAGAGACCTGAAGTTCGAATGGCTCGGTAAGCCCGAACCGAGAGATGGATGATAGCTCCCGAGCCATTCTGTTCTCCTTACGACCAGAAGATCGTCATTGCGGTGACGTTTGTGGCAGTGGAAACGAATGGGTCTTTTTCAAACAATGTGCCCGTACCCGGCCACATGATGTCATACGTTCCAGCCGCGCCGTAATCGATATCGACCTTGGTGGCTCCGCCACTTCCGTTTGTAATGGTGATGCGGCCCGCACCACTCAATGTAGCGACAACCATTCTAAGGCGGATGCGGCCAACTTCAGCCGCACCAGTGGCTGTCAGCCGCTTAGTACTGATATCATAGTTGTCGGACATGAATTAGCCCTTCTTTGAGGCAGGCTTTTTGGGAGCGGGTTTTACCGCTCCCTTGTTTTGGACTTTGCTGTTTAGCTTACCCATAACTCAGCCCCTTACGAAACGGTGGCAGAGAACGGAGTAGCCTCAGAGCCAGTGGCTGCGCCGATTACGCGAACAGACCACAAATTGGTGGCAACATCCTGCAGCTCAACGGTAGCTCCGAGGATGCCACCAGTGGTGGTGCCATCAAAGGTGATGGTGTCGGTGGTCGAGGCGGTCTCAAAGATCGAAGCCGATGCATCGCTGTCATTCGCAACGATTGCCACGCCAGCCATTACATCAGTCGCATCGGCAACCTTGATGGTGGTGCTGTTCGAGGTGATCGTGGTTTTGACAAAGAACTTATAGCTGTTGCCAGTGCCAGTCGCAGCGGGGAGAGTTACAGCTTGTCCAGCGGCACGATCAAGGAGAACTGTGCGGCCAGCATGTGATGCAGCGGTTGCAGTGAGAGTTGCGGCGGTGGCCGATACAATCGAATCAGGGCCAGAGATGAAGCCAGCGTTCGATACTACCGGGCCGGAAAATGTTGAAGTACCCATGTTGATCTCCTGTCGTGGGTGAAGTCAGCCGCACCACGCGGCTGTCAGGGATGCGGAAACAATACCACATGGGCAACAAAAAGAAAGGGGCGACCGAAGCCGCCCCCTCTTTATAAGTTCAATTGAACTTATGCGCCCGGCGAACCGTAGATACCCAGCGGGTCGGAAACGCCAAACGAGTAACGCTCGCGGGCTTTGTAGCGAACGTTCCCGGTGTCGAAGTCGCCATCCAT